AGAGGCTATCAAGTGTCTGGACATGAGTTCCACGACACCTCCATCCCGTATTGTGACGTCCCCGTCCCAATTCAAAGGGATGTCCGCTCCGGCGGATATGAGAAGTCGATACGTGTCACCATGTATCGGCCATGCCGCAAGTGCCCTAAGTGCTTGCAATTCCGCCAGCTTGTCTGGCGTGATCGCGCTATTACTGAAATCGCGCGTGCCCCCCGAACGTGGTTCGTCACGTTGACATTCTCGCCCACACATCTGGCGGGAATTATCTTTGAGAGTGCCAACGCTCTCGGTAACGAGAGTCAAAGATTGGACAGTGCAGCCTATTCACATGTCCAGCGCTATCTCAAAAGACTGCGCAAGGCGGCGCGAGCCAAGATACGGTACATGGCCGTATTTGAACGAGGCGAGGAAAGCGGCCGGGCTCACTATCATTTGCTCATAAATGAAGTAGACCGGCCCGTATCGAAACGGACATTGCAGAGCCAGTGGCGCTCGCATGTCCATTGCCGCCTAGTGGCTAGTGCAGCCGGGTCGGCTGCTTATATCACGACATATGCCACCAAATCCTTTGACATCCGCCCCCGTGCCTCGCAACGGTATGGGTGGGTGGCGAAGCCGTAACGACAATGACGCCAGCCAGAGCGAAGGCGTGCTGGAACCTATCTTTGAGAGGAAAATTAATGGCTATTAATGTCCCGACCCCCCGGTCACTCGCTGGTGCCCAACCTGCCTCATCCCCCCCGGCCTATGCTCCGCAAGGCCCCCGACCTGCTCCCCTAAGACCACCGCAGCGCTCGCTTGCGCCTCGGCCTCGCCCCCGCGGTCCCCGTCGCGGGGGTGGTCTGGGCATCGGCCCCGCCGGTGCGGTAGGCCTCGGGATTGGAATCGGAGCAGCACTGATTGCCGGATACTATTACGGCCAACCAACCTCGGAACCCGACGGTTGGATAGACAAGGGAGACTACTGGGAAGTCCCCGGTTACGTTGTCGATGATGTGAATAACGACAACGAATACAAATTCGGTTTCCGGGGTGGCTATGGCACCCAGACCGGTCGAATTTACAAAGAAAAAAACGGTGAACAGGAATGGTACGGCGACGGGCCGCTCCCGTGGACGTCTGGCCGTTTGCGGTATTTCCCGTCGTGGATTTTCCCGCCGACGTTGCCCGAGGGTGATTTCGTATTCCCCCCTCGGCCCGCACCCAACCCAGCGCCCGCGCCTCTGCCGTGGGCACCTCCTGACATCTGGACACCGCCTGGACAAAACCCCGGGCCCGGTAAGGGCCCCGGACGGCGCCCTCGTCGTAAACGGCAGCCGGCTCCTAAGTACAATCGACCTCCCGGCATCCGCCCGGGTTCGCCTCCGAACCTCGGTATTGATATTACTCCCGGTCAACCTCCTAAGATTGTGGAGAACCCCCGTACGCGCCCGCCAAGTGGGACGCGAGAAATCAAAGTACGGTCAAAAGTCACCACACTTTTGACATGGGCTTTGGGTTTTGGGTCCGAATTGTCGGAGCTTGTCGACGAGATGGCGGACCTTGCCGAACTCGATGAGGACCTCTCAGGTTTCGACAAAATGTACGAACTTTTTGTCAACGGTGCGATAAACAGCATTGACCCTGTAGATATGGCTGAGGCTATATGGTCCAACCAGACCGGCGATCGCGTCTGGGGCGAATTCTTCGCTGATGTCCAGAACTCGGCCAAAGAGGCTGGATTTACCACCTACCAATTTTGAGGAGATAACATGCCATGGCGTACACCCGTCGCAAGCCTGCTAAGAGGCGTCCGCGTTCGACGAGTCGTCGAACTTATGCTCGTCCTGTTCGTCGCAGGAGCGCTTCTCGTGCTCCCGCCCGAGGAGGCAGTCAGACTTTGCGAATCGTTCTTGAGCAACCCAGTCCCGCTCAGCCTGCCGTAAGCGACGGTCAAATTATCCCCGTGTCTCCGAAAAAAGCGCGGTTTTGAGTGTTCATATAGGTTTGTACCTATTGAGCAGACAGGGGGACGCAAAGGCGTCCCCCTCGCCCCGTCTGGGGCTTAATAATCCTTTTGGAGTAACCTAAAATGCAGATTCAAGTTCAGAATGCCGCGCCTAAACGCCATACGCGCCGCCCAAATTTCCCGCTTGCCGGGACATGGAAACCCTATGGGCTTTACCCGGTTTGGGCGCATCCGGTCCTACCGGGTGAAACCATGCAAAGCGCCTCGACAAAGTTTCGAGCGCTGTCGCTGCCGGTCAAGCATCCGCTCGGCGGGTGCTGGCTTGAGACATGGCTTGTTTATGTCAAATTCACCGACATTGACCGCGACCTCGGGCAAATGTTTGTCTCCGACAGTTATGCGACGACCGGGTATACCGCTGCGTCGAATAACAAGCGGTATTTTACCCGCGTGGGCCAAATTAATTGGATTGAACGCGCTGTGCAGAAAATCCACGAGGCGTACTTCATCCATGATGGTGAGACGGCTCGCACAATCGACGGTATGCCCCAGATCAAGTTGAACAACCGGTCGTGGTACCAGAACATGATGTTCAAGCCTGACGACGCCGCAGTTCCCACTAACGACGCGTCGGATCAGTATCAGCACCTTCAGGCTTGGCAGATGCTCCAACAGATGCAGATGACCGAATTGACCTACGAAAAGTACCTCGAACAGTACGGTGTTTCGGCTGTCAATCCGTCACAGGGTAACCCGGAAATCCTCCGTTTCTCTCGGTCTTGGACCCAACCTGTGAACGCTATCGAACCCACCACCGGCGCTCCTTCGTCCGCGTGGGCTTGGACCGATGAAATCAAGATGGACAAGCCAAAGAAGTTCCTCGAACCCGGGTTCGTGGTCATGGTGGCCGCCGTCCGCCCCAAAATGTTCCAATCGAAGATTTGGGGTTCCATGATTGGCAACCTGTGGGGCTTTTCGGATTGGTACCCTGCCTACAATTCCAATGACCCCACGGCGGGCGTTAAATCCATTCTGGGCGACGATCAGGCGCTTAACGGAATGGGCGGCACCGTTGCCGAGGAGATGATTTACGATCACCGGGACCTCCTGTCGCACGGTGAGCAATTCGTAAACGCTCTTACGCACCCCTATGACATCCCCGAATCGTCGGCGATGTCGGTGGCCTCCGGTGCTCTGACCGAGGACATCCGGGGCGAGTACTGCTCCGACGGTGATGTAGATAATCTATTCGTCGGCTTGGACCCTCATTGCTATTACGAGGGAATGGCTTCCTGCGTGATCTCTGGCCACGTCACGGACACGACACGATGAGGTCACTAACGAATTTGGCAGCCCTCCGGGGCTGCCATCCGTTTCTGGTCACAGTAGTGGTTTGCGCCTCCTACCGGTGGATCGGGCGCAACCATAAACGGAACCCCCGGGTTGAAATCCTTTCCGGGGTCAAATCACCTGATGCCGTCGCCAAGGCGGCACAGCGCGCTCCCTACGTCGATGAGCGCTACCATTTGGACGGCAAGGCGGTAGACCTCGCCTTGTGGCTCAATGGCGTCCGTGAACGTCAATTCACTCGGTATGATGAATTTGACGAGGACATGCGGCATTTCGCAAAGCGCCTAGGCTTTGAGACTGAATGCGGCCTCGACCAGCTGCACGTGTCAATCGGGCACTGGCAAATCGAACTCTTCGATTGAACTCATATGCGTCCGCGTAGCGGGTACTTGACAGTATATGCACAAGTGACACCTCCCGGAGTGGCACCTTGGAACATTTGCGGCTTTTCACCGAGCAAAGCAAAGACGCTGCCACGCGCAAGATGGCAGCCAAGATGGCCCTCAGAGGCTATCAAGTGTCTGGACATGAGTTCCACGACACCTCCATCCCGTATTGTGACGTCCCCGTCCCAATTCAAAGGGATGTCCGCTCCGGCGGATAT